AATAGTCCTATGTGATCAATAACAACAATAGTTATTTCATTCTCATCATTAGGGAAATAACGTTTGTTAAATTCATCAATCTGCTCAATTCTTCCATTCTGCAGCGCATGTGCTTTTAGTTCTTTAGCAACACCTACAGCATTCTCTGGACCATCTATAATTGTAATTACATCTTCCATCTGTCCCATATAGTCTTCATACATAAGGAACAAATCATGCTCATCGCTTGTCATTTTCTCTGTCCAACCTAATAGTTTAGGAACAGGTAATACTACTCCCTGGTCTAGGAATATCTTTCTACTCACCCATTTAGCAAGCTTGTATGTTCTAGAACGCTCCATAGAACGATAGATAATACGCAACTTGATACCTGGTGTAGGTTGACTGATATACCAATCAAAAGGATTGAGAACAAATGCATCATCTATGAAGCTTGTCTTACCACTACCAGTGAGACCACCGATAAGGAAATACATGCTCCTTCTGATACCTATGTATCTATTCAATCTGTCGAATCCCATAGGAATACCACCATTTCTACCGTTTAAACCTGCTTGTACTTCCGCTTTTAGTAGTTCAAAACTCATAGTTTTTCTATTTCTTGTTTTACTTCTTCCCAATACCTGTGATAATCGATAACATCCTGTGTATCGTAAATTAATTCATCTACTGCAACTAATGCATATATTTTAGCGTGGATAACGGAATTAATTATTTGAATTGGAACTACTGTTTGTTCACCACTACTTTCTTTTGTACGCTCAGTATGATATACAGTACGAAACTTACTTACGAGTTGCTCTGCTTTTTCTTTTGGTGTCATATGTCTACATCTTTTATAGGGGCTTGAGACTCTTCTGCAACATGTCCTTCTTTAATCAATTCAATGAACACCTCAAAGGTTCTTTGATTCAGATAGGTGAGACTGTTTTGCATGAATGTCATCCTATTTGTACCACTCTTTACAGAATTCTCCTTCTTTTGATTAACCTCAAGCTCTAACGCCTTGATAAGTTCATGTACAGTGTATTCTCCTTCTCCCAGTATTTTGTTAAATTTAAGCTTACACTCATCTTTTCTAACCCTCATAGCACGTGTGCCTCTAAACTTTTTACCTGCATGTGTGAATGTATCAGTGCCTGGATAGGCTTTCCACCACAATTCAAAATCATCAGGAACAGGCTTCTTCTTATCTATCTTTGTCTCTATAGGACTAGAAAGGAAGTCTACAAGAGACTTCCCTTCTAATGTAAGTTTACACTCTTCAGTGATTAAACCTTTCCTAATGAGAGTTTGATAGAGTAGGGATAGCTTAGGGTTTTCACAGCACAATTCTTTTATGTCACATTCTTGCTCATCAACTAGTGTGAGCAGGAATACAATATCAAGATTGTAACCTTTTTTGATTATTTCCTCAAAATGGGAGAATGTCAGGTTCATGTTCTGGGGTTTTCTTCTTCACGACAAATATCTTAGCAGCCTCTCTAATATCTTCCAACAGGAATCTAGTTTCCTGTTCCAATTCAAATACTCTCTCTTGCAAATATACCGAATCTTTCAAGAAATCCCTTTCAAAATCTTCATTCATAGCTTTAAATTTTATTAACAAGAAGCCCAACCAAAGAACACCCATCTACCCTCTCTTTCAGTGGATGATGGTTTGTATGTCACCTTTGCAACCAAGGCATGTGCATCTTTCTCAAGCCTTCTTTCCATCTTTACAGTGGTGGTACATTGGTTCTTCTCAGAATACTCACGAGCACGCTTTACAGCTTCTCCTTTTGTAACAGCACTAGCAATTCTTTGATCACCACGATATACAATGTATGTAAGCACCCATCTCTTTGTACCAGGCGTTACAACATGCTCCACTTGACTCTTAGTCTTGTTTTTGTTTTCTACTGGTTCTTGTATGCATATAGCACGAGCACCATCAAACTTGCTAAGTTTGTCTAGTTGTTCATCAATAAACTGTTCTATAGATACAGACTTCTTATAGTTTTTGAACTCACGAGTGATGTCACTATATCCAGCACAAGAATTAATCTGTCCACTGTATCCATCTTGATGTCCATATTCTGCTTCAGCTTGTTCTACAGCTCTATTGTACGCATCTTTAACGTTCTTACCCCTTGAATAGGTAGTAAATGATTGTGATCCCATAAATAATTGATTTTAACGGTCAAACATATCTGGATTAGCATCCAGTCTTAATTTACTGATAACATCTTTTCTTTCTTCCTCCGTAGGAACTACACGAAGCCCATAGTTTAAATCAAACATACTGAGGATTAGCTTAGCTCTGTTTGTGTTACACTTGTACACTTTCTTAATTAGTGGTAGGGCATATACATTAAAGTCTGTAAGTTGCTCACGAGTGAGAGTATTGTTGTAATACCACTGTGGATCATCTTTAACATCATCTATTGTCTTTCCAATCATTTTCAATTGGAAATCAATAAGATGTGTTGCTAGATTTTCTCTTGTAATCTTCTCCATGTTAACTATTTTTTCTATAGGAATATCTATCCTTATACTCCCAAGCGGTAAAAGGTTTACTTGAAGACATGTTCCTAATTTTTTCCTTATGCTTCAAAAGACCAGCCACTCTCTTCTGTTTCTTTGTAAGAAGCTCTTTTCTTTTAGGAGCAGGATTATGATCAGGAAACTTAATTCCCTCTTCCTTAACTTTAACTAGCTCACTCTTTTTCTTTTCCAAACGTTCCTGTTGAGACTTTAGTTTTCTCTCCAGTAGTGCTTTCTTTGTCATTAGAATATTCTTAATTGGTTAGGATTTACATTCACCTTTCTCTTTTTTCCTTTATAAAGGATCTTGTGAATGATTTTCTCTGCACGCTCTATATAATAATCATAATTGATTCCTGCTGTAGCTACATCAGTGGTCTTTGGTAGATTATTACAAACTGTACAAACCCATTCACCAGCCTCCACTTGAGAAACATCTGCTGCACCACTATCACTATCATCATTCTTCACCTTGAGCAACTTCTCTCCTGTGTTGGATACATAATACCTAATCAGCTTATTGTATATGGTTTTCTCTCCTCTAGCTCTATTTAGTCCCTCATAATGGAAGTCTCTACTGGCTTTTTGTCTGAGACAGAAGTCAAAGATATTGCTATGATTGACAATAGTACGCTCAATAGGTATATTATGAACATAATATTGTTCGAGAGCCAAAGGCACAATCCTGGCTGACTTGTTCTTATGTAATTCAAAATCTGTGAGGAAATCCCCTTTCTTTTTAACTTCTCCATCTGTTTTAATTGCTAGATAGTCATTTACTGTTGAGAATATAATCTTCTTGTAATCAGTGCGTTCTAGTTCATACTGAGTGAGAGTGGACCACCATGCATTAATTGAATTCATTACATCAAGTTGGTCCTTCTTAATCAGAATAGTTACGCCATCTGTATTAGCAGATATAACATGTATACCTTTAAGTTCATATGCCTCAATAAGCATCATCAAGCTAAGCTCACCCGTAATAGTGGTGAACATAGTTAGCTGCCTATCATAGATCCAGTTCTGCATGTCTGAGCTCTTACCATAAACACTATTTACCGCAAGCTTTAGGGCACCAACGATACCCTTAATCTTCTTATCAGTCTTTGCTAGTGGTTTTAGCTCAAGACGCTTTTCAAACATCTTTCTGTATCCAGAAAGAAACTGTTTACCCAAGTGTGCAGGATAACGACCATTGTTAATAATAATAGCAGGATAATAAGAGCTTACATCCCAATCAATAATCTCATATTCATCATCAGCTTCAAACACCTCAGGTTTGTTCTCTGTGTGTAATCCGCCCTTCATGAATGAATATACATTACCATAGAAATGTATTTCCTCTTTAAAGTCATCCTGTATGCCTAGATGCATCTTCTTTATCTTCTTGAGGAACTCCTGTAATGCAGGTGTTTGGAACTGTACATAATCAGCAATACAGCTTTTTACAGCTATATTCTTTCTAAAAGTTCCCTTTCTGGGAAGTTCTTTATAATCAATTCTCTTCTCCTCACAATAATACTTCTTGATCATCTCATCACCTATCTTACTATCTGAATAGTTAAGACATGGAATACCAAACTCTGCTTCAATATCTAGTCTCAGGTCTATTTGGTTATTTCCTCTATACAAAGGATGCTCTGTCTGACCAATAGTGACAAGATAGAACTGATATGTAGCCCAAACATCATTATAACAATATTCTGTTGTGGTTACAATATCCTCGTGTGTCATTCCTTCCTTAGAATGATGAATAGGCATCTCTTCAATGTTCTCAAGATCCATTTCAAATTCTAGTCTTTTGAGGCTGACCATTCGATTCTTGTTTGAAAAGTGATGTATCTCAAAAAGATCTATGATTTTAAAGCTAAGTTGACTTTCTCTATATTTAGGTAACACACCGAAATTAGAATCATGTATTGTATCACTAGCGTTTTGAGCTATTTTACTACATATCTCTAGTCCAGATAGCTCATGCCATTCACTGCTAGTTCTTAGAATGTATTCTAGCACTTGGCTGTCAAATCTTAAACCATTATAAGTGACATGATAATGATCATTCCTTTCTTCAAAGAAATTAACCATTGCGTCAAGTTGATTGGTTCTTACACTCACTTCAAAAATGTGCCATTTGCTTTCTTGTGGATCATAACAAACACAAAGAAAACATTCTTTAAGCGTCTCTATGTCCGTTATGAGAACCTTCATATCTTGTAATTTTTAAACCTTTTATATAAGTGTTTCTGTTTACAGCATTAGATACAGCAGTTACGCTAACCCCTAACGCTTTTGAAATATCAGCAGAAGAAGCTGTTCCTATTAGTGTGCCAAAACACGTGTGTATAGCATACTTCCCTTCAGATGCACTAAGTAAGAGAAAAACATTGTCATACCACTCTTTTATACTATTTACAGATCTATCCTTATCCATAAATATGTACATACTAGATTTAGAATCTATAAGTGTTTTCTTAGGAATCTGATTCATCTTCCTATGCACGTTAGGAGCAACTGTATCAAATTCTTCAGCACACTTGTACATATCTGGAAACTCTTTATAGAATTCTCCATAGATAGTATAAACACTTACAGGCCTTTTATCTACAGCATTACTCATCTTGATTCTAGTTTCTTCACTCACTCTAGTTTTACCATCAGGACCAGTAGGATCAACATTATACCCATAATTTCTATTGTGTGTATTTAACATATTACACCAATAGTTTTCTTGAGAATAAATAACTTCTTCATCACATTCTTCAAATGTTTCAAATGTAAAAGCTGATTCTCCATACTTATTAAAAGCGTTTTGTAAATGCTCATTTACATGTGTATTTGTTCTGAGTTTCCATTTATGCATACATAGTCTATTGTAGATGTCTCTTGAGGCACCTATATAAACTTTACCATTAACACTATTCTTTATTATGTAAACACCAGAAATATTGTTCATCATGATATTATCTTAATGAACAAATATACAACAAGTATTTGAGACTACCAAATCTATTTCTTAACTGCTTTCTTTTTAGGAGCTGCTTTCTTTGCTGCTTTTTCTATAATCAAATCTTCTTGTTTTTGTTGACGTGTTTCTAACAAGGTTTGAGCTGCTACAACAACAATTTTAGAAAGTCTTTCATCTTCTAACCCAGAAGCAAAACCTGCTGATAACCACTTGTCATCACCATCTATCTCAAAATTTGCACTGTAATCATCATAAACTGTCATTATGATGTGTCCTTTTTCTTTCTTAGCTTTTGTCTTTGCCATGTTATAATCCTTTTACTTGATAAAATGCATTTCTAACCATACCACCAAGCTCCATATCATTAGGAGTGTTTAGTATTGTGTCTTCATCTACATGTATAACAACCTTCATTTCTTTATGTCCACTGTTATTGTAGCAATGTAAACAAAGCTGTCCAGCACCCTCAATATAGCCAGTTCTGTAATCAATGTGATCATTAAATCTGTATTGTGTTTCATTACCACACAATATACAAGTTTCTATTGGATTGTTTTCTGTTTGTTGTGTCATAGTTTATAGTTTTTCATACATTGCTTCAAATATATCAGGCTTACAAGGATATAATTCTCCTTTTACTCCTTTGATAATCCAATCTAAATTTGAAGCTATGTGTTGTCCTTCAAGTGTTGGAACAACTATGGTGCAATCCTTATTTACGGGGAATGTCACGCCATGAATTGTAATAAACGGTGGTATTTTGTCTTTTCCCCATATTACAAATTGTTCTGCTTCAATTACTACTGGTTTTTTTCTGTATTGTGCCATAGTTTATTTGTTTTTGTATACAAATAGATAAATCGGTTATTCCGATTTTCCTACCATTTTGTTGGTTTGCCGTTTGTTGTGCCATAGTTATTTAATTTTAATTATTTGAATTAGCTTCTTAAGACAAGCAAGTTCTGCTTCTTCATAGGTTGGCCAATAACTATCGTTATTTGTATCAATAGATAAAACTGATATATAACCATTTTTACCATACC